CCTAGATTCTTTGAAAAGCATCGCAACGCGTTGGCGCAATGATAACGAAACTAAAAATAATGCCATTGACCCAATTGCTTTTAGTGACATGTTACCACATGCCATATGTGCGTCTCTCTTACATGTGATGCCCCTTGAAGTGGGATCATTACATTCATTGATCGTAAATAATACTGTACATCATGAGAGCGATTGGAATACAGGTCGTCGTTACACCCGTATCCCACGCATTTTTAGTTTAGCCTTTGACCTATTCATGTGTCGACCAGTTAAAGGTTTGGTAGCAGCCGTGACTTACGTTGCTAAGTCTTTAGTTGGGTTGAAGAGTGTGTCTTATATAGAACACTACCCCAAATGTGCTGTTAGTGACACTGAGCGTCATTTCGATTTCTTGAACGAAATTACAAGAAATCTTGAAATTAAGTTTGACGTGGACAAAGGTTTTCTAAAACCGATGCTAATACCAGAACCCAAAATCACACGACATGATTTTGTCTGTGATTGCTTGGAAAGGCGTAAACCAACTTACGCTTCCTTCTTCACAATAGGAGGACTGGATTATGAGACACACAAATCTTGTAATAACAATTTGTTTTCCGGTTTGACTCAACGGTACCTGAAGAAGACGCCTGATTATGATCAGAAATTATGGGAAGAGATCGTACCACATCTTGAAGAAGTTATTAAAGAATGTAGTACTGACATCCCATTATTACAGATACCTACATTAGAGGACTGGCTTAAAACTAGAACTGCTTATAGCCAACAGAAGAAGAACGCTATACGCAAGGCTAGTTTGGCTTCGGACACGACTCGCTATGATTATGATAGTGCTAGGATTTTCACTAAAGTTGAAATGAACGTGAAATTAGCGGGTAGTGAAAAGAAAATGAAACCTCGAGTCATATTTGAGAAAACTGATGTGAACGTTGCCAATGTGGGCCCATCTATGTACGCAGTTAAGAATTTAATGAATGAAATTTTTGATGGGACCGACAAAACAAAAACATTGTTCGCTTGTGGTTTAAATAAAACTGAACTGGGTGACGGATTTAATAAGTGTGTTGAACATTTTGATCACCCTCATTTTTATGAATCCGACATTGTTATGTGCGAAAGCACGATGAAAGGACCTCTTGCCTCATTAGAAAAGGAG